AAAGCTTCAGGAAGCCACTCTTCAATAATCGCACTCGACTTCAGCTTCACCCTTTCATGGGTATTAAGGACGCCGTTCCATTCTTCGCTGGCGGATTGAAGGAGCCGTTGGAACCGAGAGTTATTTTGAATAGTTGCCCATAGCTCTTGCCCAACACCTGCATTTTCGAGTATGCTGTCGAGGTTGCGGATGCCCATGGCAATTTCGCGCGCAAGTTTTATTAACAGCTGGTCGCTGATCTCAGTTTGGACTACACTGTCCATGTGGTACTCCATTTTGGGGTAAGCTACTATAGAAAGCAGCCATGGTCGAGCCCGTAAACGCTGGTTTTCCTCTTCTCCGCGTCGTGCCCCCAGCCCAGCTTGAAGCTGCGCTTGATAAACAGGCTCGTGACAAAGCCGCAATCGAAGACGAGAGTAACTCTCCGCAAGTAGATCAACTTGCTGCGTTTGTTCGTACTAGATACGAGATGTTTCGAAATCACCGCAACGATGCAATCGCTGGGTGGTCGCTTCGTCTTCTTCAGTCTATGCGCGCCTTCACTGGCCGATACGACCCTGAGAAACTTGCCGAGATTAAAAAATTCGGCGGTTCAGATATTTACGCCCGTGTTATCGCAATGAAATGTCGTGGAGCGTCGTCGCTCCTTCGCGATGTCTATCTATCCGGCGACCGGGCATGGGGGCTTGACCCAGCGGAAGACCCTGATATCCCGCCAGAGATTGCGCAAGCCATCACTCAATTAGTTCAAAGTGAGTTGCAAGAAGCAGCAACAATGGGCGTACCTCCGCCACAGCCTAACGCCATCAAAGACCGCATCATGCAGTTGATGGAAAGCGCGAGAGAGGCGGCGAAAAAGAAAGCTCAGAAGCAGTCACAACTCGCAGAGGATAAGATCGATGAGATGCTTGTCCAAGGCGGCTTCTATAAAGCACTGAGCGAGTTTATCGTAGACCTGCCTATTTTCCCCTTTGCTGTCATGAAGGGGCCAGTTGTTAAGATCGTTCCAACTGTGACATGGGCGAATGGTGCGGCGACGGTAGAGCAGAAACCTAAATTATTCTGGAGCCGAATTAGTCCATTTGATATATGGTGGACCCCCGGCGTTAACGATATTGAAGACGCAGAAGTTATTGAAAAACAACGTATCTCGCGGGCGGAACTTAACGATCTTCTAGACTTGCCGGGCTACAATCACGACAACATCCGAAAGGTGCTTGAGGACTACGGGCGTGGCGGTCTGAGTGATAACTGGGACAGCACGGACGCTGAGCGGGCTTGGATGGAGAGCCGCGAGAACCCTATGATGAACCGGTCGGGCCTTATCTCGACCCTTGAATATCATGGGCCGGTTCAAGGTCAGATGCTTTTAGAGTATGGCATCGACAAGGAACAAATCCCCGATCCGCTCCGCGATTATCATGTTCAGGCGTGGCTCATCGGCAGCTACATCATCAAGTGCCAGCTTACGCCGTCACCGCGTAAGCGTCATCCCTACTTCATAACTTCGTTTGAGAAGGTGCCGGGTACGGTACTCGGCAACGGACTGACGGATATCCTTGGTGATATTCAGGAGGCGGCAAATGCTACACTCCGTAGTCTTGTTAACAATCTCTCTATCTCTTCTGGGCCTCAAGTTATCGTCAATGACGAAAGGCTCGCGCCCAATGAAGACGGTGAGGATATGTTCCCGTGGAAGCGTTGGCACGTCATATCAGACCCGCTAGGCGGCGGGTCGCAGATGCCAATTAGCTTCTTCCAGCCGAACTCAAACGCGCAGGAATTGATTGGGGTGTACACCTACCTCAACAATCTGGCGGACGATGTGTCGGCTATTCCTAAGTTCATCAGCGGTGGTGGCGCGGGCGCGGGCGCGGGGCGCACGGCGTCTGGCTTGTCCATGCTCATGAGCAACGCCTCAAAAATCCTGCAGACCGTAGCGGCGAACATCGACCGGGATATCTTTGAACCGCTGCTCGGCCAGCTGTTCGACCTCCTGATGCTTACCGATCAGACGGGTATGCTCACGGGGCAGGAGCAGGTTCGCGTCATGGGCGTCTCGGTGGCGGTCCAGCGTGAAACCCAAAGAGCCCGTCAGCTTGAGTTCTTGCAGGCGACGGCGAACCCTGTTGATATGCAGATTATTGGTCCGAAAGGGCGCGCTGAAGTTCTACGCGCTGTTTCAAACACACTTGGCCTTGAAGGCGGTAAAGTTGTTCCAACTGAGGAAGAACTTGATCAACAACAGCAGATGGCTCAAGCTGCTGCTATGCAACAAGGCATCCCCGGTCATGCTGGGGTAGGCGAGAATGCGGCTCAGGCACAGGGCAATCAGCCCAGCCCGTTGTCGCAGGATACGGGTCCACGAACTAAAATTGCTGGCGGACCGCAATAAGGAGAGTAGTAATGGCGAATAAAGGTGGCACGAAGGTGCGTTCGTCCAGCGAAAACGCTGGCGGTAAATTCCCTCAGGGCGGTAAAACCCCTATGTTTGGTAAGGGCGGAGCTAATCCGATGCCTGCTGGCGTGACGGCTAAGCATGACCAAGGCGGTGCGGGTGCGAAGTTCGCGATGGGCGGTTCGGGCAAAATGTTCCCGAAAGGCAGCGCTCGTAAAGCTGAACCGGGCATGTCGGCTAAAGCTGTAAACTAAGGAAGCGTCAATGAAAAACCCTGCAAAGCCAGCAGGTGCTGAGCACCTTGCTAGTAAATGTACGGGGTCTGAAATGCTTGAAAATCGTTTCCAAAAAGAGACGATTACGGGTCGGGATTTACTACAGCGTATGGCGAACGACTATAGTAAGCATCCCGCTCCCGGTGAGAAAACGACCCCTGATGCGCTCATCATGATGACCCGGCTCAATCCTTACAGACCGCAGGGCTAAATGAATGATGAGTTAATTAGGCGAGCAGCCTCGCTCGCCCGCGCAGCCCCCCGTGAATGGCAAGATTTTCTCGGGGCGCTGCGATCACACGTAGACACCACAAAAGATCAATGCATTTCGTCACCGCTTGAAAGTCTTCAAGTGGCCCAAGGCCGTGCGCAATACAGCGTATCGCTCCTTCGCTTACTTGAGACTTGCACCAAGACCGCTGACCAAATGATGGAGAAACGTAAATGAGCACTCTTTCCCTCCCGAATGATCCTGAAGTCAAAATCCCAAACGCTGTTAAAGCTGCGGGTGCCATGGCGGAACAAATACACAAGGGAGCATATCAAGAAGGCGAGCCTTCAACCGAAGCACAGCCTCAGTTATCTGAGACGCCAGCCGAAGGACTTACTGAACTTCCGCTTACCGCAGAAGGTAAGCCAGTAACGCCCACACCTGCCGCCACCCCTGATGATAACGATGAGAGTTGGGCGCACAAATACCGCACCATGAAGGGGCGGTTTGATAAATCACAAAAGCAGTTAACCGCGATGAGCGAGCAGATTAATAGTTTGCAGCAAGTCATCGCCACCATGCAGCTCCAACCTATGTCTGCTCCTCCTTCTGGCGAGATGGCGGCGGATCGCCTTATTACTCCCGATGAGTTGAATGATTACGGTGAAGAATTTCTTAACTTGGTAGGTAAAAAGGCGCGCGAAGAAATTTCTCCAGAAGTGAAATCATTAAAGTCTGAGATTGCTCAACTTAAATCGCAGCTTTCTGGTGTTAATGGATATGTTGCAAATGATGCTCAATCTCGTTTGGAGCAAAATCTGGATAACAGTGTAGCTAACTGGCGGGAATTAAACTACAACCCAGACTTCTTATCATGGTTGGCCTTGCCAGATACCTATAGTGGTGCTATACGTCATGAATTATTGAAAGAGGCGTGGGACAGGCGAGATGCCTCTCGTGTCGCCAATTTCTTCAAGGGCTTCCTCGCTGAAGAGGCTGTTGTGGCCCCCGTTGACCAAGAGCCAGACCGTACCGGTTCTCCGGTTTCAAAGGTTCCGCTCGAAAGTTTAGCGGCTCCCGGCAGAGCCAAGACTGCGGCAAGTGGCAACACCACTCCCGCTGAGAAGCCGACGTTCACTCGCGCACAGATCGCAGCGTTTTACGCCGACGCAGCCTCCGGAAAATTCCGTGGGCGTGAGGCGGATAAAGAACGGCTTGAACGCCAAATCTTTGAAGCGCAGAGAGATGGGCGTATTCGCAACTAACGCTTCTACTTGGAGCATGGCAAATGACTTTTGGTGTTTTTCCTATCGCTGGTGCGTCCACGACGCCTCCGGTCTACCCCGCTGGTTCTACTCCGAACGCTCTCGGTACGAACGGGTTCATTCCTGAAATCTGGTCTGGCAAGCTCGTAGAAAAGTTCTACGCTGCTACCGTTTTGGCGGCTATTTCTAATACCGACTACGAAGGCGAGATCAAGAACCAAGGTGATAAGGTCTATATTCGTACGAAGCCGACCATCACCATCAACGACTACCGCGCTGACGGCGACCTTTCGGTCCAGCGTCCGGAAGGTAGCTACGTTGAACTCGATATCAATCAGGCTAAGTACTTTAACCTGATCCTCGATGACGTCATGGAAGTCCAGTCGGACCTCAATGTTCTGTCGATCTGGGCTGACGATGCTTCTGAGCAGTTCAAGATCACTGTCGATACGGCAGTGTTGCTTGGCCTTCTTAACACGCCAGTTGCTGCTAATCGTGGCACAGCTGCAGGTGCGATTACTTCTTCGATTAACCTCGGCGTTACGGGCACACCGCTCGCTGTTGTTGCTAACAGTCCTTCTGTTGGTCAGGTTGACATCCTTGATGTGATCCTGCGTCTCGGCCAGACCCTCGATGAGCAAAACATTCCGGAGACGGGCCGCTGGGTCGTTCTCCCGACTTGGGCTTCTACGCTCATCAAGCGTTCGGAACTCCGTCAGGCTTATTTGTCGGGCGATGCCGTTTCCATGCTGCGTAATGGCCGCATGGGCATGGTTGACCGTTTCACCCTCTACAGTTCAAACCTTCTGCCTTCTGGCGTGTCGGCTGGTCTGGCGAGCGGTGAATATGTGATCTACGCTGGTCATGCTCATGGTCTGACGTTCGCGTCTCAATTCACGAAGCTTGAGACTATCCGTTCAGAGCGCACCTTCGGAACGCTGCTGCGCGGCCTACAAGTCTACGGTTATAAGACTGTTGACGGTAAGGCGCTCACGCAGGCTATCGTCACCAAGGCGTAATTTTAGGGGGCTTAGTCCCCCTTTAACCTCTTGAAAGGATAAAATCATGGCTCGTTTTGCAACTGCGCAAGGTAGCGAAGGTATCGCTATCGGCACTATCGCTGATGTGGCAAACACCGCTGGTGGACGTACGGTTACGGCTATTGCCGCCGCCGCTACGTCTGCTCCTTCCGGTGCAGCGTTCATCAATGGCATCTTCACAACTACGGGCGGCAGCACTTGCACCCTGACAACTCCGACGGCGGCGCAGATTGTTTCGGCAATGCCAAATTGTCAGGTTGGATCGTCTGGCGTTGTTCGTATTTATAATGCGAACTCTGGCACGTTTACTGTTACCGCTGGTTCCAGCGTGACAGTTACGGGTCCGACGACTGTTGCGACCAACAAGGCGCTTGGCTACGATCTTGTCGTCACCAACGCCACTGCTGGTTCTGAGGCTGTCTCTTTGATCGCTCATACTTACGCAGCAGCGTAAGTTTACTGTCAAGGGAGAGACCCATGCCATCACGTTTTTCAGACGCTCGATATACCAAGGATGGTATCGTCGCGCATTCTAGCAGTGACGAAAGTTCATCCAAACTTGGTAACATCGGGTCTACCGAACTGACTGGGTCTTCAGCTACGGCTAAGGCTTGGCAGATGCTTGACGGCATCATTCGCGTTTATGGTGGTAGCACGTTCACGCTAACGACGCCTACAGCGGCGCAGTTAAAAGCGTATTATCCTAATGCTGCGGTCGGTTCTAAGTTCCATTTTGGCGTTCGCAACGACAATAGTGGTACGCTGACCCTCTCAGCTGGTTCGGGTGTTACGAATAGCGGTACAACGACGGCTGCGACGACTGTTTACCGTCTCTGGACTGGATCATTCACTAACGTGACATCTGGTTCTGAGGCTGTAACGCTGATTGATGCTTAAATGAATGGGGCCGTTGGCCCCATTCTTACCCTTAAAGGTAAGCTATGGCGGCTTTAGACACCGTTGCAGATTACATAGCAGACGCTCGTGTCCTTCTGCAGGATCAGGCAGCGCCATACCGCTATGAAGATACTGAACTGGTCGAGAACCTGAACCTTGGCTTGCTCGAATTCCGTAGATTACGCCCAGACCTTATGTTTGCGTACCTTAATTCTACGATCCCGAGTTATTCAGCGTATGCTATGACGACCGCTGTGGCGATGGATGTCCAGTATCGTATGGCGTTGCTCTATTATATTTGTGGGCAAGCGCAACTTAGAGATGAAGAAACGACGCAGGACGCCAGAGCGACCGCCTTTCTTCAAAAGTTCACGGCCCAACTCCTGACACCAGAGGCGTAAGATGGCTACTGACGCAGCGTTACGCCTTATTAATAATTTAAAACTTCGGCTGCCCGGATCAACATCCGACATGATCATTTATGAACTATACAATGTTCTAAATGATTGGTTTCAAGACACAAATATGTGGACTGAAGACATTGAGTTTCCGGTGTTTGCGAATACGTCTCCTGAGCCAGATGTCCCAGATAATATTGAATATTCTTTAGCGACAAATGAGACTGCATACATTTTCCGGCTAATGGGCGTCATGGATAATAAGGGACTTCAAGTCGCGGCTACGATGCCTATCCCCGGAACAATATTATTATCTAGATCGCCAACTGGTGGCGTAAATTATACGGCGCGTCTAGCACTAACTGTAACTGATCCTGTTCAGACAGGAAATATACCTGAATGTCCTGATTGGATTATACAAAAATATATGAATGAGTTTATTGACGGTGTTTTGGGGCGTATGATGATGATCCCTGCTAAGCCGTACTCTAATGCTCAGTTGGCGACGTACCACACAAGGGCTTTCAAGATTGGGGTGGCGTTTGCTAGGCAAGAATTTAATCGGCAGAACACTTTCAATGTTCAACCTTGGAAGTTCCCGCAGTCTTATAACCGTCGTAAATCATTGAGGTAAATCATGGCGGTTAACTATAGCACTGCTGTAAAAAATTATAGACTTCAGGTTACAGCTGATGTTATGATGGGCTTAGTACCAGCGCCTTCGACTGGGACATCAGGCATAGCGTACTTGGTTTTAGGCACGTCCGCCTTAAGTGGCTCGACGGGGATTATAGCCGAAGTACCATTAAGAGTGCCGGTAGCTACTGTAGCTGGTGGAGCTCTTACATTGTCTGGTATGCCGACAACGGCTAACTGCACTGCAACTGGAATACTTGCACTTGCAGAAATCCGTGATCCAAGTGGCATTACATTAGTTTCTGGCCTGACAGTCGGTATGTCTGGGACAAACATAATTGTTTTTCCCGATACTAGTGTAGAGATTGGGCAATCAGTCCAGATTACTTCTGGGGTGATCACTCACGGGTGAGTGCTTCAGGTATGTAGAGTGTTAGTCTAACTGAAAGGAACTGCACAAATGGCAAATTTTGCTACAAATAACACGCTGGTCGGTACCCAGCAGAATATGTCGTCTACCTATAAGACGCTAGTAAGTGTGTACAACCCGGCTTCGGGTACTCTGCGCCGTATCAAAGTGTACGACCTTCTAGTCGGCACGAATGGTACACCTGCGGATAACTTCATCGAGTGGGATGTCTCCCGTTCGACGACGGCTGGTACCGGTACATCAGCTACGCCGCTTCCGCTTGATCCCGCCGATGCTGCGTCTCTCTCTTTGTCGCTGGCGAACATAACTGTTGAGCCAACTGTTACGGCTGCTTCTGACGTGTTCTACGTTGGCGTCAACCAACGTGCGTCATATCGTTGGGTTGCTGCTCCGGGTTCAGAACTGGTTGCTCCAGCGGTTGCTACCAACGGCTTCGTACTCCGTGCGAAATCGTCTGGCTACACGGGTACGGCTACAGGCCATATCTACTTCCAAGAGCAATAAGCTTATGATGCTGCGTTCTGGTGGATACGCGGTTTCGACTGATCTCGAAGGCCGCGTATCCGAAGCTGACAGCTTCACTTGCGCTCACTGTAATTCAGTAACGCTTGTGAGGGCTGGGCAGCGCGCAGCTGATCTTGGAGGTTTTTGCCGCCTGTGTAGTAAGCTCATTTGTAGCAAGTGCGCAGGCGGTGATTGCACACCCTTCGAGAAAAAGTTGCAACAGATGGAAGAAAGGGCACGTAGAGGCAGGGAGTTTTCTTGCTGGTAAGTGCTTAACCCTACCGGGATTGTATGAAGGTAAGGAAAGATGGCGGCACCTTCATACGTCAATTCCGGGGTTCTTTCCGCTACCGCCTCCGCTACTGGTTTAACTCCTGCGCTTCCGGCGTCCCCCGTCGCCGGAAATCTTCTTATTGCTGCTGTATGCGTTAAAAGCAACGCGACGATCACCGCTCCCGCTGGCTGGACCATAATTGGTACCCAGACGAACAGTGGAGCAGGTTTTACCGTAGGCTATTATCGCCGGGCGTATGTCGCCGGTGACGCCGCCCCGGCATTTACGTGGGGCGCCACAGCGTACGCTGCGTCTGCTATTGTTATTCAGCTGGCTGGTGTTGACCGTAGCAGCCCTATTGGAACGGTTGGCACAGTGTCTACTGGCACAGTGGCAACTCACACTTCGACTGGTATAACTCTGGCGCACGGTGACAGCATGGTGCTGTTACTTGATAGCTGCGCGGCGAATACAGTCTGTGGAACGCCCGCCAATTGGACGAATATTGGAGACTTTGGCAGCGCGACTAGTGCAACAAATATTTCGTTCGACTATGAAACTGATCTATCGTCAAAAGGTCAGAGTACCTCGGGAACATCTGTCACTGGTGGTGCTGCTGCTTGGACTTCTCAGCAAGTTGAAATTCGTGGCGCAATTATTCCGGACAGCAATACTCAGAACTGGGGTCCGAGTTTTGCTCGTAAGGCGGCGACACTGGCGATCTGCGCCATGTCGTCTGGCATGTTTGGGCTTCCGACCAATACAGATAAAGAAAATGTAACTTTATCTCGTTGGCAACAACCACTAAATGAACCGGTACGTACTCGCGTTCTCCCCGCAGCGCATCGGCTTGAATATACGCAGACCATATTCCAAGCGATCCATGATGTCCCTAAGGTTTATAACCCGTCTTGGATACAGACATGGACTAATCCTGTCCGTCGCAGCCCTGCGCCGATGCTCGTCGCCAACCAGAACGACGACTGGATGGCGGGCAACACCCCGAATGACGAGACTTTCGAGCAAGCCCGTTGGGTGCAGCCGTGGCGCGAACCAGTCCGCAAAAGGACGATAGCGACTGCCCTTACCGTTGCTGCATCTCAGTTCATTCCGCCTACGCCCGAGAAGGGCAAGCTCATTGGCGGAACAGCACAGTCTTGGGCTGAGTTTGTCTCTATCGACCGTTGGCAGCAGGAGTGGTCACGTCCGGCTTTCCGCAACTCGTATATATTTGCGGTAGGCAACCAGAACGACGACTGGTTTGTTAAGGATGACCCATATCCGGAAGATATAACCCCATCTCGCTGGGCTCAGCAGTGGACCCTTCCTGTTCGTGTTCGCGTTCTCCCCGCAGCGCATCGGCTTGAATATACGCAGACCATATTCCAAGCGATC